GCGTTCGGCGGGTCGCTGGATGAGGTGGCGATTTACAAAGCGGTGCTCACCCAGGCGCAGGTGACCGCCCACTACCAGGCCGGCACCGGGCCGCCGCCGTCACCCACCCAAGGTGCGGGCGCGGTGCTGGCCGCCCAGATGGCGCTGGCCGCCCCGCCAGCCGTCCAGGTGGCCCCCGCCACCCTGGCCGCTGCTGCTGCCGTGGCCGCCGCTGGGACGCTTGCCACCCAAGGCACGGCCACCCTGGCCGTGGCCACCGCGCTGGGCCTGGTGCCAGCCACCCAAGGCGCTGCCGCTGCCCTGGCCGCCACGGCCGCCCTGACGGCCCCGCCGTCCCGCGAGGCCGCCGCCGCGTTGCTGGCCGCGCTGGCCGCCATCAACGCCCCAGCTACGCTGCGGGCCGCCGCCACGGCCACCGTGGTGGCTACGCTGGCGGCTGCTGGGGTGCCGGTGCCGCTGGTGGTGCTGTCTGGTGCCGCTGCTGGCGGGCCGCACATCGTGTGGGTTGCCAGGCCGCCGCACGCCGAGCCGTATGCTGCCGGTGAGCCGCACACCGCCTGGGCGGCGCGGCCACCACACGACTGACGAGGAGGGGCCGTGCTGGTGATCGAGTCGGGGGCCACCCCGTACATCTACGTGCCGCTGACCACGCCCCTGGCCGACCCCACGGGGCTGCTGGTGGACTTGGCGCTGGTGGCGCAGGACACCACGCCTGGCAGCGCGGACTGGCAGCCGGCCACCTGGCGCTCACCCACCGTAGGCGCGGATGAGGAGGTGGCGTTGCAGCGCAGCACGGTGCTATGGCCCGATGGCGAGTACATGGCGTTCGTCCGCGTCCACGCCGCGCCGGAACTGCTGATATTGCGCGCGGGGCGGGTGCGTATCGGTGACACCAGGGGCACCGTGGCGTGACCGTACGCCCTGCGGTGGTGCCGTGGCAGGAGTGGGCGGCGCGGCAGTGGGAGACCCAGCCCCGCCGCTACCCCACGCCCGGCGCGCTGGCCCAGGCGCTCGACATCACCACCGGCAACAGCCCCGCGCTCAAGCTGGTAGACGAGGCGCTGGTGGGGCTGATGGCCGAGGACTCCCCAGACAACGCCCTGGCGGTGTTCATGCCACCCCAGGAGGGCAAGAGCCAGCGGGTGTCGCGGCGGTTCGTGGAATGGCTGCTGGATCACAACCCGGCGCTGCGCATCGCCATCGTCTCCTACGAGATGGACCTTGCCACCCGGTGGGGCCGCGACATCAAGCAGGACATCCGGCAGGAAACCTGCGGGGTATCCAAGGCCGGGCAGGTGTGCGACGGCGGCTGCGCCAAGCTGCACATCGACGTGCGCCGCGACTCCATGGCCGCCAGCCGGTGGGAAACCCCGGCGGGCGGCGGCGTGTACTGCGTCGGCATCGGCGGCGCGCTCACCGGCCGCCCGGTGGATGTGCTGATCGTGGATGACCCGGTGAAAGACCGGGCCGCCGCCGAGAGCGAGAAGCTGCGCGACGCGGCCTGGGATTGGTGGGAGAGCGTGGCGCTCACCCGCCTGGCCCCCGGCGCGCGGGTGGTGCTCATCCAAACCCGGTGGCACGAGGACGATTTGGCCGGGCGCATCTTCTCCCGGCCAGGGCCGCTGCGGTGGCGGCGGCTGACCATCCCCGCCATCGCTGGCGACGCTGACCCGCTGGGCCGCGCACCGGGGCAAGAGCTGCCCAGCGTGCGGGGCCGCGAACCCGGGTACTTCCACAACCTCCAAGCGGGCATGAGCCAGTACGTGTTCGCTGGCGTCTACCAGCAGACGCCCACGGCCGCCGAGGGCAATTTCTTCCGCCGGCCCACCTTCCGCTACTGGCGGTGGGCCGACCCGTGGCCCGATGGCCGGCAGCGCATCGAGTGCGAGGGCCGCCTCGTCACGATGGCCGATACGTGGCGGTTCGCCACCATGGACGTGGCCGCCTCCACTAAGACCGGCGCGGACTTCACCGTGGTGTCGGTGTGGGCCATCACCGTGGAAGGCATCTTGGTGCTGCTGGACCGCCAGCGCAACCGCATAGCCGACCACGACCACTTCGGCATGGTGGAGGGCCTGGCCAACACGTGGGGGTTTGACATTCTGTACGTCGAGCAGTCGTGGTGGTCCACCACCGTGGTGCAAGACGGCCGCGACGCCGGGGTGCCGGTGGTGCCGCTGATCGCGGACACCGACAAGGTGACCCGTGCCGAGCCGGCGGCCGGGCAGTGCCAGGCGGGCAAGGTGTGGTTCCCCGCCGAGACCAGCGGCTGCCCGTGCGGCAACTGCCTGGATGGGGTGTGGCTGGATGAGTGGCTTGACGAGCTGGCCGCGTTCCCCCGGGGCACCAACGATGACCAGGTGGACACATTCAGCTACGCCGCGCGGGTGCGGTCGCATCAGTGGGTGTCGCCGCAGCGCCGCCAGCCACCTGCCGCGCCCAGGCCCAGCGCGGCGGAGCAGGCGATAGCGGCGGCGCACCGGGCGGCCACCGGCAACGGCAGCCACGAGCTGGATCTTATGAACGCGCCGCTTGGCTGATTAGGCTGGCCACGGAGGTGACCAGTCATGGACATCAAGAAGCTGGCCAAGCGCGTGCTGGCCGGGGTGGTGCTGGTCGGTGCCCTGGTCGTCGGGACCAACATGTATCACCACGGTGACCCGCCTGGGGTGCCGGGTGGAGCCCCGCTGGCAGCCGTCGCCGTACAGGTTTAGCGGCACCGGGCACGCCGCTGAGGTGGCGGTGGACCCGTACGACGGGTGGTGGCTGGTGCGTGACGCCGAAGACCCCGACGCGCCGCAACTGGCATTCAGCCCCACCCAGTGGGTGCACGGCATCGGCGGCGTGCCCGCTGGCCTGTACATCGAGTAAGGGTGGTGGCGCACGGCCCCGGGGTGTGCCTAAGCTGTGGGCCAAGGCCCGGGGCCGTGCACCTTCACGGTGGGCGCAAGGAGCGGCTGGCCAAGCACGCGAGCCCTGGTGGGCAGCCCCGGGCACGACTACGGTGTGCACGGCAAGGCCCCAACCGCTAGTGATCCCCTTGCCGGCCCCCGGCGACGGCCCCGCCCGGACGATCCCCCAAGTCCCCCGGTGCGGGGCCGTTGCCTGCGCCGCGCCCAACACGCCCTCACCCCCATCTGGCAGCCACGGGAGTGTATGCTGCCCGCCATAAGGCCACCATGGAACCGCCCCTCGGGCGGCTGGCCGCTGACCGGCATATCTGAGGGGAACCCGGCTTCGCCATGGTGGCAGCGCTCCAGCCTAAGGGCACCTTTCGCGCCGCCACGAACCTCCACAACGGCCTGCCCGGCAACCCCCCCACACGCGACATCGGCAACACCGACCTGTACTGGGGCACCTTCGGCCAGGGGCTGCTGACCGACTGGTGGGAAACCACCGCCGACCTGATCTGGCCCCAATCGGTAATCACCTACGGCCGGATGCGGCAAGACACCCAGATCCGCGCGGTGCTGTACTCCTACCTGCTGCCGATCTTGCGGGCCAACTGGTGGCTGGACCCCGAGGGGTGCCGCGACGAGGTAGTCAACCACGTAGCCGATGACCTGGGGCTGCCGATCTTGGGCGACGACCCGCACCCCGGCCCGGCGCGGCGGCGCGGGGTCAACTGGCGGCGGCACCTGCGCGACGCGGCATACCACCGCCTGGTCTACGGGCACATGCCGTTTGAGCTGCGGTACCGCATCGACCGGCCCGAGCCCGGCGGGGTGCACCTGGACCACCTGGGCGCGCGGATGCCGTGGACGCTGGCGCAGATCATGCTCAACACCGATTCCACGATCAACCACATCGTGCAGACCACCCAGATTGAGCCGATCCCCGCCAACCGGCTGGTGTGGTACGTCCACCAGCAGGAGGGCGCGAACTGGGCGGGCATCAGCATGCTGCGCCCCGCGTTCGGCGCGTGGCTGCTCAAGCACGAAACCCAGCGGGTGCACGCGACATCCATCCGCCGCTTCGGCATGGGCGTGCCTACGGTGGAGGCCCCGGCGGGCGGCAGCGCCAACCAGGTGGCCCAGGCGCAGCAGTTGGCCAGTGCCATGCGGGTGGGCGACCAGTCGGGGGTGGGGCTGCCGCAGGGGTATGTGTTCAAACTGGCCGGGCTGACCGGCACGGTGCCCGACGCGCTGGCGTTCCTCAAGTACCTGGACGGGGCCATAGCCAAGATGGCGCTGGCCGGGCTGATCGAGTTGGGGCAAACCGAGCACGGCAGCCGGGCGCTGGGCGAGACGTTCCTTGACCTGTTCCTGCTCAGCCTGCAAGCCGAGGCCGACGACCTGGCCGACACCGCCACCAGCGGGCAGGACGGCACGCCGGGCATCGTGACGGACCTGGTTGACCAGAACTGGGGGCCAGAGGAGCCCGCGCCCAGGATCGTGTGCAACGACATCGGCTCCAACTACGAGGTGACCGCCGAGGCGCTGTACCGGCTGACCCAGGCCGGTGCGCTGGTGCCTGACCCGGCGCTGGACCGGTGGATCAGGGACGCCTGGCGGCTGCCCGAGCGGGAGACGCCGTGGGAGCCCATGTCGCGCGGCATACCGGCCCCTGGCGCGCCTGCGGGGCCGGTGCCAGGTACGGGGGAGGGGCTGCCCGCGCCAGCGCCTGACGTGCTGCCACTGCCCGCGCCAGGCACCGCCAAGCCCCCGGGGCCAGCCGGCCCGCCGGCCCCGGGTACCAAGCAGGCCGCCACCCGCCGTGGGCGCGGCACGCGCACCGGGCGGCGCGGCCGTGCGCTGGCGGCAGCGCCGCCCGGTCAATTCCACCGGCAGCTAACCCCCCGCGAGGTGGCCGCCGGGTTCGATCCCAAGGGGCACCAGCAGGAGTGGCTGTCGGCCCGCGATGCGCTGCTGGTGGCATACCGGCCGGTGGTGTCGGCGCAGCGCGCGGACCTGGTGGAGCAGGTGGTGGAGGCGGTGACCGCCGGGCAGATGGGCAAGCTGGGCGGCCTGGGCGTGCCTACCAGCGACGGCCAGTCGATCATCTACGCGGCGATGAAGCAGGTTGCCGACCTGGGGGCGCTGCGGGTGGCCACCGAGGCCGCGCACCAGGGCGTGATGATCCCCATGGACCAGGTGACAATCCAGGTGGCCCGGTTGCAAAAGGTGGCCAGCGCCAGGGCGCAACTGATCGCGGCGCGGCTGGCCCAGGCCGCCGGGGTCCGCGTGCTCCAGCAGGTACGCGCGGCCAGCCCCCCGGCGCAGCACCCTGAGCCGAAGACACCAGCGGAGCAGGCGGTGGACGCGGGCGACGACCTGGCCGGCTGGCTGGCGCTGCTCAGCGAAAACCCGGTGGTTGACCAGCTTGGGGCCGCGCTTACCGCAGCGCAGAACATGGGCCGCATGGCCGCGTTCCTGGCCGGGCCGGCTAACGCCACCTACATGGCCAGCGAAATCGAAGACGACGACACGTGCAAGCCGTGCCAAGACGAGGACGGCCTTGAGTTCACCAGCTTGGCCGAGGCGCAGGATGCCTACCCGAACGGCGGCTTCCTGTTTTGTGAGGGCGGCATGCGCTGCCGTGGCACCGTCGTGGGCTTTTGGGGCGGTGAGGGCTGATGGCCGAAGCGGCGCAGCAGGTGACCATGCCCGCGCTGGTCACGCTGCCCAACGTGGACCTGGTGGCCGCCGGCACCTGGGATCTGTCCACCGGGGTGGCCACGTTCACCACCCAGGACTTGGCCGATGCGGTGGACGCGGCGCAGTGCCCGGCCGTGGGTGCCCCGGTGATCAAGCTGGGGCACACCGACCGCCGCTTCAATGGCGACGGGCAGCCGGCTATCGGCCGGGTACGCAACCTGGCCTTGGCCGCCGAGGGCAGCAAAATCACCGGCGACCTTGCGGGCATGCCCGGGTGGCTGGCCGTGATCGCGGAGTCCGCCTACCCCCAGCGCAGTGTGGAGGGCGCGTGGGGCTTCCAATGCCAAATCGGCCACCTGCACCCCTTCGTCATCACCGGCCTGGCGCTGCTCGGCGTCGCGCCGCCGGGGGTTGGGGTGCTGCGTGACATCAGCGACGTGGCCGCCCTGTATGGGGTGGCGGCTGCTACCGGCACGGCAGCGGCCACCTGGCAGACAGCAGCAGGAGGAGCTATGCCCGCCCCAACCAGCGCAGCCGCAGCCATCACCGTGGATGACGTGCGGCAGGCGTACTACAACAGCGGCGCGCCCATGTCGCGGTGGGTCACCGAAGTGCAGATGGACCCCACCCAACTGATCGTCTGCGACGACGCCGAGGGCAAGGTGTACCGGGTGCCGTTCTCGATCAAGGGCGGCGCGGTCACCTTCGGTGAGGCCGTGCCGGTGGAGGTGGTGTACGAGGACGTGGCGGCCATGGCCCGCGTGCGGCACGGCACCCTGGTGGCGTTCGCCAGCGCGGAGGAGAGCCGCGCGGGGCTGGACCTGCCGGTGCCGGTGCAGGCCACCTGGTCGGCCAGCACCCAGGTGGGCAACATGGGCGACGACCCCAGCGCCAGCGCCATCAAGGCCATGTTCGCGCTGCCCGCCGACACCAAGTCAGACAGCAAACTGCCCCACCACGATGTGAACGCCTCCAGCCACGCCGTGGGCGCAGCCAACCCGGACGGCTGCTCGGCGGCCATCGGGGCCATCAACGGCGCACACGGCGGCTTGGCCGATGTGGGCGAGGCCGCCGCCCGTAAGGCGTACAACCACCTGGCCAAGCACCTGGCGGACGCCGGGCAGGAGGCCCCGGACTACAACGGCCCCGGTGCTGCCGCCACGGCCGCTGAGGTGGCGGCTGGCGGGCATGGGGCCTACACCGGCACCCATAGCCATGAGCACACCGCTATGGGCAGCCAGGGCGGCGACGAGACACACGACCACAGCCACACCCACGCGGGTGATGGCGTCCACGACCACGCCCACGCAAGTGCGGGGCCAAGTAGGAAGGGAGCCGCTGACGTGGAACTCAGCGACGCAATCAAGGCCCAGATCCGCGCAGCGCTCGGGCTGGCCGACGACGAGGAAATCACCGCCGAGCACGTGGCGGCCATGGCAGCCAAGGCCGCCGCCGCACCCGCACCCACCGAGCCCGAGGCCGACAAGGACAAGGAGCCGGTGGCGGCCGGGGCGCGCACCATGCTGCCAGCGGGCGTCAGGGTGGTGGACGCCGACGTGTGGGAGGACACCCAGGCGCGCATCCGCAAGGGCGAGGAAGCCCGCCGGGAGCAGTTGCTGGCCCGCCGGGACTCGGCCATCGCCAGCGCGGTGCAGGCCGGCAAGTTCAGCGCGGCCCGGGTGCAGCACTGGCAGCGCGTCTACGACGCCGACCCCGAGGGCACCGAGCTGGTGCTCGCCGGCCTCCAGCCTGGCGTGATCCCGACCCAGGACATCGGCCAGGCCGGCGGCCCCACCGCAGCAGCCGAGGAGGAGGACTACGCCCGGCTGTTCCCGCCCGAGTACACCCGCACGGCGATCTTCAGCCGTGACGGGCAGCAGGGCTGATGCCGCGTGCCTGACTACACACCCGTATCGGTTGAGGGCGAGGTCATCACCCTCACCCTGTCCGCCTCGTGCAAGGGCGGAGACGTGCTGGTGGTCACGGGCAGCGGCACCGTGGCCCCATTCACCCCTGGTGCCACCCCGGCGGTCAACGTCGTGGGCCTGGCCCAATCCGACCAGAACAGCGGCGCGCGGATCAGCGTGTGGTGCTTCGGCCCCATCCACGAGTCCATCGCGGATGGCACGGTGACCGCTGGCGACCAGGTCGTCACGGCCACCAACGCCAACCGGCAGGTGCGCACCCTGGCCGCCGTCACAACGCCCACGGCGGCGGATGTGGTGGGCACCCGGGCCATCCTCGGCGTGGCGCTGACCACGGCGTCCGACAACACCAAGGTCAGGTGGATGGCCGCCAGGTAGCACCTGGTGGCCGCCCACGGGCCACGCAACGGAAGGGAGCCCCGCCGTGGGCGACTACACACCGGTTAACCAGGACAAGCCGTTCACCCAAACGGCGTCGGCCACCATCACGGGCGGCCAGGTTCTCGACTCCACGGGCAACGGCACCGTTGGCCCCAGCGCGGGCGCGCTGCGCCCCATCGGCGTGGCCGAGCATGACGCGGTGTCAGGCGGGCGGGTCACCGTGTGGCCGCTGCCCGGCAACGTGCACGAGGTGGTCATCAAGAACGCCTCGGTATTGGCCGCAGGCAACCCGGTCATACCCGCCGCAGGTGCGCCGGGGACGATCGACACCGGCACGCTGGCCACCGTGGCAGCCGCCGGCACCCTTATCGGCATCTGCGTCCAGGGCGGCACCGGCAACGCCGGGGGCACCGTCAAGGCCCGGTTCGTCGGCGTCTAACGCCGGCCCCACAAGCAGGGGGCCGCTGGTGGCCCACCGCACGAAAGGAAACAAGCCATGCCAGGTTCCTACCCGGCCCCCCCACCGACACTGAGCGGCGACCTTGAGACCATCTCCCGGTTCCTCCAGTCGCCCACCCAGATCAGGCGGCGGCTGCGCGACTACACCGACCTGCGGTTCGTCGCGGACCAACTGCTCACCCAGCGTTTCCGCACCAGCGGCGGCGCTGCGCTGTACGAGCTGAGCGAGCCCTTTGTTACTGACCGCACCGTGGAAGCGGTGGGGCCGGGCGCGGAGTACCCGTTCGCCAACCTGCCCACCGGCACCGCTGGCATCGCCTCGGTGTCCAAGTGGGGCCAGAAGGTGCGGCTCACCGACGAGGAGGTTGCCCGGAACGTGTACGCCGGGCAGACCGTGGACCGCAACATGCGCAAGGTCGTCAACAGCATCATCCAGCAGGTGGATGGGCAGGCCATGTCGGCCATCGCGTCGGCCGTGACCGACACCACCACCGCCACGGCGGTCTGGTCGAACGCGGCCACGCGAACGATCTTCCAGGACATCCTGCTGGCCAAGGCACACGTGTACGGCAAGAACCTGGGCTACCACCCGGACACCATTTTGGTGGACGACAGCCACTACGCCTACATGATGTCCGACCAGGCCATCACCAACGCCCTGCGCCGCGAGACCACCAGTAACCCGATCTACACCGGCACGCTGGAAATCATCGCGGGGCTGATCATCGTGGTGTCGCCGTCCAGCGTGGCGGCGCACCCCTACGTGCTCGACAGCACCCAGCTCGGCGGCATGGCCGACGAGATGGACAACGCACCGGGCTACGCCATGGACCAGTTGGCGGTGCAGATCAAGAGCATCCGCCTCGACGGCAACGACGCCTGGGACTTGCAGGGCCGCCGCAAGACGGTGCCGATCGTGCAGGAGCCCGGGTCGGCCTGCGAAATCCTCACCGCCTGACCGCAGCAGCCAGCACCAGCGCACTGGCTGCCCCGGGCAGCCCTGAGACAAAGGGAAGGGGTGCCGCTGTGGCGGACACCAAGGAGAAGCGGGCCGCCTGGAAGCCCGCCGACATGGCAGACGGCGAGTACTGGTGGCGGGTGTGCGCCCCGTACGTGACCGTGAAGACGGCCACCACGGAGGGCATGCGGATCATCGGCTTGCACCGGGGCGGTGTGCTGCCGCTGGATGTGCGGGAGGAGCAGCTCGCCCACCTGGCCAGCCACAACCTGATCGAAGCGTTCCCCATGACCCGCCAGCAGCGGGAGCAGGTGGCCGCTGACCCGCCGGGCGGCCCGCCGGGGCCGCAGCGGGTGGACGTGCAGGCCGAGGAGGCGGCGGCCAAGGGCGGCGGGGAGACCCCTACCCAGGCCGCCAGCCCCCCGGCGGCCTCCACATCCGCCCCCCGGGGCGGCGTCACCTCGCGTAGCGGCACCGCCGGCAAGGCAGACGGCAAGTAGTGGCCGAGGCGTGGGCACCTACTACGGGTGAGGTCGCGGAGAAGATCCCAACCCGCACCCGTGATAGGACCACGCCTGGCAGCACCCAGCTACTGGGCCAGTTCACCGAGAACACCGAGCCCACCGCCGAGCAGGCCCAGGGGTTCGTGGACAACGCGGTGGGGTGGGTGCTGGCAGCCACCGGGGCGCTGCCGTCCACGGGCCAACTGGCTGACGAGATTGAGACGGCGGCCCGCGATGCGGCGGCGTGGCGGGCCGCCGCCGACATCGAGATGGCCTACCCCGAGCGGACGGCCAACATCAACGTGGCCAACACGCTGGACAGCCGGGCCAACGCGGCGCTGGCGCAGGTGCTGGCGGCGATCCGTAACGAGCAGGGCGGCGGCCCGGAACTGTACCCGATTTGGGCGGCACCGGACCCGGTGACCTGGGGAGATGACCTGCTGCTGTGAGGGGGTGTGACGGATGGCGGTAACCAGGGTGGTGTGGCGTGACGCGGCGCTGCACGCCTGGTATGAGGGCGAGCCACGCACGGCGCTGCGATTGCTGGCTGGCCTGGCGGCGGCTGAGATGAAGGCGCACATACCGGTGTCGCCGGTCTACCCCGTATACGCCCACCCGGTCACCCCCGGATTCTCCAAGGGCACCACCTACCAGGTGCCCGGCGCGTTCGGCCGTGGCCTGGCGCTGCCCAAGGGGCCTGCCGTGTCACGCGCCCGGTACGCCGGCGACCTGCCGCTGCGGCCCAGCGGGTTTCTGCGTAACAGCGTCGTCATCGAACCCATCCCCGGGCTGCCGCTGGACAGGGGCGGCGGCTACCTGATCGGCCCCACCGCCAACTACGGCAAGTGGGTGAACAACGGCACCCCGCCGCACATCATCCGCTCCACCGGACCATGGCCGCTGCGCAACCGGGCCACCGGGCAGATCTTCGGCCCGCTGGTCCACCACCCCGGCACCAAGGGCGCGCACTTCGTGGAAGCCACGGTGCTGAGTTTGCGGGGGAAGGTGTTCCACTTTGGCTAGCGCGGTGGAGCTGGCGGCGTGCGAGTGGACCAACGCCCAGGCGGCGCTGGTCGGCCAGGGCAACCCGCTGGAAAACGGCTGCTTCCTCCAGCCGCCGCCCCGATCCCCCGCGTCGGGGCCGTGGGCGCTGGTGTCGCGCATCGGCGGCGGCGGCGGCCTGGCCGCTGAGGACGGCGTAGTCACCCAGGCGCGCATGCAGTGGGACGTGTATTGCGGCGACGAGGTGGCAGCCGAGCGGGCAGCGGCCGCAATTGCCGGGGCGGTGGAGTTGCTGACCGGTGCCCCGCAGCCTGCCGGTGATGGCATGACGGTGCTGGTGCACGACAATCTGGCCGGCCCGGTGTACGTGCCGCAGCCTGCGGACGCCTCGGAGCCGTACCTGTTTCAAGTACAGGCCGACCTGGTGTTGGCACCAACCTAAAGGAGCAACCATGGCAGCACTGACCCCGGTTGTGGCCAGCCGTACCGGCGGCGGCAGCCTCGCCACCGGCCTGGTGGCAAGCGGCGCATCTGGCGACACGTTCCCGGCCGGGCCGAACACCTACCTGCTGGTGCAAAACACCAGCGGCGGCGCGGTCACCGTCACCGTCACCCCGCCCACGGGTGGTGGCCCGCTGGCGCTGACCAACGCCCCGCTGGCCCTGGCCCCCACGGTGGAGGCCACCACGGGGCTGCGGCTGTACGGGCCGTTCCCGCTGTACCCCTTCGGGGATTCCAACGGCAACGTGACGGCCACCTGCTCCACCACCGGGGCCACCTGCAAGGTGTGCCCGGTAATCATGGGCGGCTGAGCCGATGGCACAGCAGCCAAGGCGCAGGGCGGCTGGGGCCGGCGAGGAGGAGGCCCCAGCGCGCCCCGCGTACTACGTGGCCCGGGTGGATGTGTTCACCCCGGTGGCCGAGGACCGCATGCAGGTGTGCGCGTTCCGCGCGGGTGATCACGTGCCGGCGGACGTGTATGACGCTAACCCGGAGTGGCAGGCGCTACTGGCCACCCCCGAAGACGCCGAGGCCGCCAGCGCAGCCGAGGAGGACACAGAGCAGGCCCCCGCCGGGGGCTCTAACAGCACTGGCGGCGGCCAGGGCGAGGAGGAGTAATGCCAGCACGCGGCAACCCGGCGGCCCTGTCGCTTGGCCCCGGCTACCTGTACCTTGCGCCAATCGGCACCACCGAGCCGGTGGACGTGGCCACCAGCTTGGCCACGGTCTCGGCGGCGTGGGTGCTGATGGGCTACACCGACACCGGCAGCGAGTTCCACTACCAGACCAACACTGACCAGGTGCAGGTGGCCGAGGTGCTGGACCCGCTGTCCTACCAGCCGACCAGCCGGGCGGGCACTGTGCAGTTCGCCCTGGCGCAGATCACGGCCACCAACCTCAAGGCGGCCTTCAACGGCGGCAACGTGTCCAGCGGCAGCGGCGTGGTGATCTACGAGCCGCCGGATCTGGGCACCGAGGTGCGCGCCATGATCCTCTTCGAGAGCGAAGACCACACGGAGCGCTGGGTGTACCGGCAGTGCTTCCAATCCGGTGATGTGGCGATCGTGCGCGCCAAGGGCGCGGCCAAGGCCACTATCCCGGTGGTGTTCAATCTGGAGCTTCCCGCCTCGGGGCTGCGGCCGTGGCGGGCGATCCTTGCCAGCCCGCAGCGCGCCTAACCCAAGGAAGGGGCACCCCAGCGCATGCGTGCCTACGTGTCAGTACCCGACGACAGCGAGCCCATGGTCAACCCCCTGGCGGGGGTCAGTTTCACCCTGGACGGGGAGGAGTTCCATTGCAACGGGGAACCCGACCTGCTGGACCAGTCGGAGCTTGCCCTGCTGGCTGCCAGCGCCACGGACATCACCCGGCCCGAGGCGCAGGCGGCCATCGCGGCATTCTTGCAGATGGCCTTCGGCCACGCGGAGTACGCCCACTTCAAGCGGCACACCAAGGAGCACCACACCAGGCCGGAAGTGATCATGGACATCATGGCCGGCATCAACGAGCAGCTAGAGGAGTTCGTGGTGGCCGCCAGTGGCCGCCCTACCGTGCCGCTCTCGCCCTCCTTGCCTGGGGATGCGGAGAGGGCCGCGCAACTGTCGAAGGCCATTGCCTCGGGAGCTGGGGATATCACGGTGCTCAACTTGGGCCAGCCGGGCGGCCAGCCGAAGGCCGCGCGGAAAGCCCCATCGGCGCGCGGCGGCGCGAGAGGCAGCGGCGCATCCGCGCGGCGCAAGGAGGCTTCTGCCAGCGGCGGCTAGCGCTGCGGCAGCGGTGCGACCTGATCGAGCACTTGATGCTGCGGGAGCGGGAGCGGTGGGACATGCTGCGCCTGCTGGCCGTGGCCGGGCAGGCGGCTGGTGCGGCCCGGCTGGCTGATGACTATGTGACCCCGGCGGAGGACTGGGCCGACAAGGTGGAGGAAATGGGCTGGACCCCGGGAGAGCTGGCCGCCAACCGGCAGGCCGCTGTGGCCGCCTTCCTAGACGCCGCAGAGGCGTAGATGGGCGCTGGCCTGGGCACACGGGTAGACCGCCGGGGTACCGCTGTCGCGGTAACCCGGTGGTTTACCGTGTGCGGCTGTGCTGGGCGGTCTGGGGGTGAGGGTTAGTGCCAGGCTTGACGGTGGCTGACGCCTTCGTACGGTTGCGCGTGGACGGCGCGGACTTGAAGCGCCAGGTGGCCCGGGATGTGGAGGAGGGCGCGAGCCCTGCGGGGGCCAGGTTCGGCAAGCTGTTCAAGGCATCCGCCGTCACCGCCCTGGCGGGCATCGGCGCGGCTATCGGCATCGGCGCGGTGGCCGCCGACCAGGCCGTCAAGTTCCAAGCGGCCATGATCCGCATCCGCACCCAGGCCGGGGCCACGGCCAAGGACGTGGGGGTGCTGTCCAACCAGGTGCTGGAGTTGGGGGCCACCCGCGCGCAGCAGGGGCCGCAGCAGTTGGCCGCCGCGCTGTACCACTTGAAAAGCGTGGGCCTGGACAACGTAGACGCGATGAAGGCGCTGCGCACCGCCAGCGACTTGGCGGCGGTGGGCGGCGCTGATCTGGAGTCCACCACCAACGCGCTGGCCGGGGCGTGGCGCACCGGCATACGCGGGGCAACCAACTTCACCCAGGCCGCCGCCACCGTCAACGCCATCATCGGCGCGGGCAACATGAAGCTGTCCGATTTCGTGTCGGCCATCGGCACGGGCATCCTGCCAGCGGCCAAGACGTGGGGGCTGGGGCTGGCGCAAGTCGGCGGGGCGCTGGCGCTGATGACCGACGAGGGGCAGAACGCGGCCGAGGCGGCCACGCGGCTGCGGATGACGTTCGCGTTGCTAGGTGCGCCCAGCGGCGCGGCGGCCAAGCAGTTGGCCACCATCGGTGTCACCGGCCACCAGTTGGGTGAGGCGATGCGCAGCCCCGGCGGGCTGATCGCGGCTATCACGTTGCTGAAAACGCACCTGGACGCTTCGGGGCTGTCGGCCACCGATGCGGCGGCGCTGCTGGCGCATGCGTTCGGCGGCGGCCGGTCGTCGGCCACCATCTTGGGGCTGATCAACAACCTGGACGTGCTGCGCAAGAAGCAGGACCAGATCAATGCCAGCATGGGCAGGTACGGCCCGGCGGTGGAGGCGCAGCGTAAGACCGCCGAGGCCCAGTTCCACCGGCTTGAGGCCATCGTGCAGGTGGGCATGATCCGCCTGGGTGATGCGATCTTGCCGGTGTTGACCCGGGTGTCCTCGTGGCTGGTTAACACGGGTGTGCCTGCGGTCATGCAGTTCTGGGATGCGTTCGTGTCGCCTGCCGCCTCGCGGGCCATAGCGACGTTGCACACGGCGGTGGGGATACTGGCCACCGGCAGCTTGGCCCCGGTGCCACGTGGCGCTGGGCAGCCCGGTGCCAGCGCGTCCCGGTTCTCCCCGGGGCGGGTGGTGCCGCGTACCGCCCCGGGCATCACGGCCGCGCTGGCGGCGTCTCCGGGCCGCACGGCGGCGCAGATACTGCCCCCGGTGCCCGCGCAGGCATCGACGTGGGAACACACCTTGCAGGTGGTGCACGGCTGGCTGGTGGCCATCGGCGGGTACGTGGAGCGCACGCTGGGGCCGGTGCTGGCCAAGGCGTGGGCGATGGCGCTGCCGTCGCTGCGCGATGTGGGCACCTTCCTCAAGGACGTGTGGGCATCCACCAAGGCGGTGTGGGTGGCGTGGGCACCGATCCTGGGGCCGGTGATCAAGGCCGCCCTGGTCGTCATCGGCGTCAACCTGATCGCGGTGGCAGCCGGGCTGCGGATCATCGCCTGGGTGCTGGCGCACGTGGTGGGGCCGGCGTTCGTGGTCTTCGGGAAGCTGACCACCAACATGGTGGCCAACATCCGGGGCAGTTGGGACCGGCTGACGTCGTGGATGAAGACGGCTTGGCGGGTGGCCATGCAAGTGCTGCGGGTGGTCCTGGCCGGGCTGCTGGACTTCATCCTGGGCGTCTTCGCGTCGATCCTGCACGCCGCCGCCCGCGCGTTCGGGTGGATACCTGGCATCGGCGGCCAGCTAAAGACCGCCGCCCGGCAGTTCGACCAGTTCCGCACCAACGTGACCAACTCGATTCTGGGCATCAAGGGGCACACCGTCACGGTGGGGGTGAACTTCTCGCCGCTCACGGCCGCTGGGCGGGCCGCGCAGTCGGGGCAGCTAATCCACCCCCGTACCGGCGCGGCGGGTGGCAAGATACGCGGCCCAGGCGGCCCCACCGGGGACCGCATACCGACCATGCTGTCGGACACGGAGTGGGTGATCCGGGGCTCGTCGTCCAGCATGTACGGCGACCAGGCCATGGCGGCGGTCAACGAGGGCCGGGCGGTCATCGCCTACGCCAGCGGCGGCAGCCCGGGGCTGGCGGTGCGGACCAGCTTGCCGTCCACCAAGGCCATCAACGCGGGGCTGCTGGGGGCGTTGCAGAAGATGGCCAACAGCAACGCGCTGGCCTCCCTGGGGGCGCTGGGCGGCGGGTCAGGCCCCGCCGCCCCGGGCGTGCAGAAGTGGGCAGGCACCGTGCTGGCTGTGCTGCGGCTGCTCGGCTTGCCCGCGTCCTACCTGGGGCCGTGGCTGTCGCAGATGCAGACCGAATCTGGAGGCAACAGATTCGCCATCAACCTTACAGACAGCAACGCGGCGGCCGGCGATCCGTCACGAGGGCTGTTGCAGACGATCATGAGCACGTTCCTGGCGTACGCGGGGCCGTTCGTTGGGCGGGGCATCTATGACGGGTTCGCCAACACCTACGCCGGCATCAACTACGCCACCCACCGGTACGGCCGCGTGGGGCAGCTTGCCGTCATCGGCCACGGCCACGGCTACCGGGCAGGCGGGTGGGTGACTGAGCCGGTGCGGGGCATCGGGCTGCGCAGCGGCCAGCCGTACAGCTTCGCGGAGGACGGCCGGGCGGAGTACGTGTCGTCGGCGGGGGCGGTGGGTGCGCACGGCGATGCGCTGCTGGCCAAGCTGGACCGGCTGATAAGGGCGATGGAGGCCGCGCCGCAGCGCACCGCCAGGGGGATGGCAGAGGTTTGGGACCGGGGCAGCCGCAGGGCCGCCTATGGCGCGGGTTACGGAGGATAGATGGCGAGCTGGCTACCGTGGGGCGTCTACGGCGGCGGCCTGGCGCAGTGCATGGACATCGGCACCGTCAGCCCCAGCACCGGCAAGCTGTACATCGGCTCCGATACCCAGGGGTTCTACTTCGACCCTGGGAGCGCCACCCTCGGCAACACCCTCTCCAGCCGCAACGTGGGCCTGGGCGCGTCGGCCAACTACAACCAGATCGCGTGCATCTTGTCGTCGGTGCAGTTCCCCGGCACCACCTACATGGGCACCGGGGATGGGCTGGTCAAGTCCACCGACGACGGGCTGCACTGGACGGCGGTTAACAGCACCGATGTGATCTGGGCGGCCAACGGGGCCAGCAGCGCCGACCCGATACCGAGCCTCAACCAAGCACGGCCGGTGGGGCGGCTGCTGATCGAGGACACCGCCGGGGCCATCAAGTACCTATGGGCCGGCACGTACAAGAAGGGGATCAAGCGCAGCGCCGACCAGGGGGCCACCTGGCCGACGACGGCCAACATGGGCAGCAGCGCGCCGGGGTCTAACTACTACTGCCGCGCGCTGGCCCAAGACCCCGACCAGGCCACCACGTTGTACGCCGGGTTCATCGAGCACAACGACACGGGCGGCAGCCGGGGCTTCGGCGGCATCTGGCGGTGCACCAACGCGCACACCACCACCACTACGCCCAACTTCGCCAAGCTCACCGGCCTGGCGGTGGCGGCGGCCGAGGACATCAAGGTGCTGGACGGCCTGATCTATGTGGCGTGCGGCACCGATGGCGTGTACATGGCAGACAAGACCGCCGACCTGACCAACGCGGCCAACTGGATAAACATAGGCACCCTGGGCGGCACCGGCCTTGGCCCGGTGCTTAACGCTGCCAGCATCTGGATGAGCGTGGATGTGGTGAACGACGGCAGCGGCCACCACCTCATCGCCGCCGCGTGCTCCTCGGCCGCCGACACCGCCAAGACCGACGTGGCCATGATGACCGTCACCGTGGCCACCAAGACGCTGACCGCCAGGGTGTCGCTGGCCAACAACACCAACGTGTCGACGGCCACCGTCCCGCCCGGCGGGCAGACCTGGTGGAACGCGGGCTCGGGCCTGACCATGGGCCACGCCGGGTTCGTCAACCCGCAGGTGATGTGGGATCCGAACGATGGCACCCATCAGAAGATGTACGTCAGCGGGGCGCAGGGGTTCTACCGGTCCACCAACCAGGGCAGCACGTGGGCTTGGGCCAGCGGCGGTGCGCGCATGTTCCTGGGCCGGGCCACGGCGGTGGACCCGAACTTCGCCGGCTACCTGGGGGTGTGCAGCAGCGACTGGCTGGTGCTTTGGGCCAACGATGGCGTGGCGGCCAACGCCTCCACCACCAGCCAAGGCGGCAGCGGGCTGCCTGGCAGCACCCAGGGGTACGCCATCGCGGTGGACCCGGTGGACTCCACTTGGTATCTGGGGGTGGGGCCGAAGTACCTCAACCCGCCCAACGGCGGCGCGGTGTACCAAGGCGCGGGCGGCGGCACGTTCCCGCCGGGGCCGTTCACCTTGGTGAGCGGCACGCCGACCTGGGCCACGGCCACCGGCTCGGGCGGGCTGTGCCCCATCGGGTTGTGCGCGCTGCGCGACGGGTCCAACAACAAAGTGCTGCTCGCTGCGGCGTACAACGGCGGCCTGTGGCGCAACGTGCAAGCCAGCGGCGTGTGGACCGGCTGGACGCAGGTAGGCACCAGCATTACCGGGCTGATGGGCACCACCGGCAACGTGGGCTTCAACGTCCCGTTTTCCATCGGCCCCGGCGGCGTGGGCAACCCGCCGATCATCTACTTCTGGGATCAAAAGGGCGCTGGCATCGTGCGCAGCGCCGACTACGGCGTCACCTGGACGCTGGTGCTGGCCGTCAACGCCTCCTCCGCCGGGTCGGCGTCGCTGGCCGCCCACCCGGTCAACGTGGGCGAGCTGTGGTACACCACCGGGTACAACCTGCACAAACTGACCCACGCCGATGGCAGCGGCAGCTTGGTGAACAACCTCATCGGCACGCTGAGCGCCGGGGCGCTGGCCATCCGCGCCAGCGATGGGCTGCTGGTGGCCACCACCAAGGACAGCGGCAGCGGGCAGGCCGCCTGGCAATCGGCTGACAGCGGCGGCACGTGGGCGGCGCTCGGCGGGGCCGAGTTCGGCCAGTTGGACAACACCACGGAGTTTCTGACCTGGGACTCTAACAGCACGCGGCTGTTCGCCAGCGGCTCCAACGTCGCGGAGTACATCGGCAGCGCGGCGGGCACCAGCGGCGCGTTCACCCAGCAGCAGTCGCCCAGCAACAACCTGACGGGCGCGGCGGGCACGCTTAACGCCTGGTTTTCCGCCACGTCGGTGGCCAGCACGGCGGGCACCATGCTGGTGTTCCGGGTGTCGATGGATGACAGCGCCATGACGACCGCGATGCCCGCCGGGTGGGAGCTGGCCTTCGATTCGCCTTCGGGCACCACGGCCGGGCAGGTGCGGGTGCAGGAGTGGGTGTACCGGTCCAACCCCGGTTCGCTGTACGGCTCGGTGGGCACGGCGGCGGCGTTCACCTACTCCAACACCAGCGCCAACGTGCGGGGCAAGCTGCACGAGTGGGCCACCCCGGCGTCCACCTTCCAGTACCTGGACCGCACGGCCACCAGCGGGGCCTTGGCCGCCTCCACCAGCTTGGGGCCTGAGACGATAGCGGCGCTGCGCGTCACGGGCGGCCTGGCACAGTCGATGACGGGCGTGCTGTATTCGGCGGTGCCCACCAACTCGTGGCCTGCGGTGAGCGGGTGGACGACCGATGGCAGCTTGGCCAACGCGGTCATGTCGTGGTCGGCCAAGGAGGACAACGGCCTGGCCGCTGGCACGCTGACGCTTACCGACACGGTGAGCACCGCCACCAACATGACCTCCTGGGCGTCGGGGTTCGCCACCTACTGGGCCAGCCTGGTGCACATCACCACCGCCAGCCTGCCGGGCGGCAACGTGGGCGCGGCGTACAGCCAGGCCATCACCAGCGCGGGCGGCACCGGGCCGTACACGCTGTCGCTGTGGTCGGGGACGCTGCCCACAGGGCTGACGCTGACCGGCGGCAACCTGGCCGGCACGCCCAGCGCGGCGGGCAGCTTCACCTTCACCGTGCTGGCCACCGACTCCACCGGGGCCATGGGCTACCGGCAGTTCACCGTCACCATCGCGGTGGGGGTGGCGATCACCACGCCCAGCACGCTGCCCGATGGGGCGGTGGGCGACCCGTACTCGCTGACCATGACCTTGAGCGGCGGGGCCAGCCCCTTCACGTGGACGCAGCCCAGCGGCACGCTGCCCACCGGGCTGACGCTATCCAGCGGCGGGGTGCTCAGCGGCACGCCCAGCGCGGATGGGGCTTTCAGCTTCGACGTGATGGTCACCGACCACAACGGCAGCACCGACCGCACCACGCTGACGGTGACCATTCAGCCGCAGGTGGCGGTGACCACCAACGCGCTGCCCCCTGGCGTGGTCACCGTGTCCTACGCCACCGCGCTGGGGCAATCCGGCGGCCTGCCTGACTACACGTGGGCGATCACCTCGGGCAGCTTGCCGGCCGGGCTAGCGCTGGACGCGGCGTCGGGGATCATCGCGGGCACGCCCACCACGGCGGGAACCGCGCCCTTCACGGTGCAGGTGACAGACGGCGGCGGCAGCACCGCCAGCATGGCCCTGGTCATCGTGGTCACCAACCCGCCGACCCCGGCGGCGGCCACGGACAGCCTGGTGCTGGCCGGCCAGTTTGAGCTGCTGGCCGGCGGCGTGGTCTCAGACCACCCGGCGTGCCCGGGGGCCGTCTTCCGCCTGGGCCGCGCCGGCGGTGCCCTGGACTACGACTTGGGGATGCCGCAGCCGGTGCAAGATCTGGTGGCCAGCTTGGCGCTTGACGGCGAGCGGCCCAAGGGGCGGCGCGCATCCAACCGCACCATGGTGGTGCCGGTGGTCATCCAGGTGCCCATAACCGGTGACCAGGTGGCCGACCGGTCGCTGCTGGCCGCCGCACGTGAGGCGCTGTGGCAGGCCATCGACGGCGACCGGTGGGAGCTGACGTGGGCGCGCGGCGGCGGCCTGCCGGTGGTGTTCGATTGCTTCCGCGCGGGTGCCACCACCTACGAATACTCGCTGCTCAGAGACAAGTCGCTGATCAGCACCATGGACATCACCTTCCAGGCGCTGCCGTACGGGCGCAGCACCGACCTGGAAACGATCGCGTTCGCCGCGCCCAGCGCCCAGTGGCAGCAGCCCGCCGACCCGGTGACGATAGACAACTTCGCCACGGTGTCCAGCCAGAACGACCCCGGGCAGTGGTCCCAATCCACCCAGGCGGCGGCGGGCGCGTTCTCCGCGCACTGGTCGCGGCGGTGGCGGGACAGGCCGCATTACACCCACGTGCTGGCCACCCCGGTGCAGATAGGCACGCGGCCCAAGGTGTCGTTTTGGGTGGGGCTGGGCACCTCGGCGGACCAGTTCCACGTGTGGCACGGCGGCCGGGTGACGTGCGACATCCAGTTGACCGACTCCAGCGGCACCACGGTGCAGATGGCCGCGACGGTGAAGTGCGCATGCTCGGGGCTGCCCAACCAGCCGTTTTGGACGCGGGTAAGCGCGGCCATGCCGCTGACCACCGACTTTGATGTCACCGCCGTGGCGTCCTACAGCATCAAGGCGTGGAACACCACCGACAGCGGCGACGGCTCGCGGGTGCTCCAGGCGGAGTTCTACCTGGCCGGGCTGGAGGCGTCCAGCACGGCGGTGGGCAGCCCGCAGGCACGCGGCGCGGCGTACCTGCTGCGCGGCGTGGTGGGCACGGCCCGCGCGCCGCTGTCGCTCCAGTTGCAGCCCGCGCCGGCCACGGTGCAGCAGGTATTCCAGCGGGATAACCCTGGCGCTGGCACGTGGCCGGTGCCCGCCGGGGTAACAACGATCAAGGGCGAAACCTGGGCGTCGGGCTCGGGCGGCGGCGGCGGCGACGGCGGCAGCCTTGGCGGTGGTGGCGGCCCGGGTGGGGAGTACTCCTGCGAGCCGGCGATGCCGGTGTCACCTGGCAGCAACGTCCTCACCAACGTGGGTGCGCCGGGCAACGGCGGCGCGGTGCACAGCGCCGGGCACGCGGGCGCGGTGTCCTCGATCACCACCCCGGCCGGTATGACGGTGCAGTCCAACCCGGGGCCTGGCGGGCTGGTCGGCGGGTCGCATAGCAGCGTTGGGGCGGCTGGCGGCACCGGCTCGCATGCCACGGTGCACTTCGACGGCGGCGACGGCGGGCCGCCTGAGCCGGGCAACCGGTCGCGGTCCAACGGCGCGGGCGGCGGCGGCTCGGGTGGCCAATTCCAGGGTGGCCGTGACGGCCAGGTCGCGGGTGACAAGTCGCCCGGGTCGGGTGGTGTGCAGGTCGGCGGCGGCGGCCCTGGGGGCACTGGCGGCACCCAGGGTGGCGCGGGGCAGCCGCCCAGCCAAGGCCCCGGCGGCGGCGGCGGCGGCGGCGATGCGCAGTCTCCGGGTGGCGCGGGCGCGTCTGGGCGGGTGCGGATCACCTACGGCGTCACGGCGGGTATCCCGCTGCAATCGCTGATCGTGCACCGGGCTGGGCCGTCCGCGCCGGGCACGTTGCAGCCGCTGGTTTCGGTAAACGCTTCGGGTACTGATGTGCCCGATGGCACCACCGAATACCCGGTGCTGTCCTACGCGCCGGGGGTGCAGCCGGCGTTCAATGGCACGTACACCGTGGTGGCGGTGGCTAACACGTTCGCCTCGGCTGGCAGCTCGCGCACCCTCACTGTGCAGATCAAGCAGTACGACGGGGCCAGCGGCAACCCGCCTACCAGCGGGGTGGGCCGGGTGTCGGTCAACAGCGTGGCGCGGACGTTCACGCCCAACACCGATGCGCCTAACGGGCTGATCGTGCTAGGTGATGTGACGTTGCCGGTGCGTGGGCTGGCCGCCGACCAGGCCGACGCCACGTACACCCTGACCGTCACCGACGATAACCATAGCGATGTGTGGTACGACGTGCTGCTGCTGGACACCGAGGGCAGCACGGTGCTGCTTAACGGCACCGCGCAGGGCTACGCCAACGTGTTCATCGACGCCCCCGACGCCGACCAGGCCGCCGGGTGGGTGCTGGGCTCCTACTACGACCGGGACGCGGCCAGCGCGATCATGGATGACACGGTCATCTCGGGGCCGCCGCTGTCGGTGGACCCGGGGGACAACTGGCTGTTCGCCTACTCGCGCACGGGCGCGCCGGCGATGTTCGCCACCTACTTGCCACGGTGGTGGCTGGACAGGCTGAGGTAGCTATGCCGGTGCAGGCTAACGCCCAGGTGGTCACCCGTGCCCCGAACGGCGGCGACGCCAGGTGGCTGGGGCAGATCGGGCAGGTGTCGGGCCTCAACTGGACGCACACGGTGCCCGGCGGCCCCGGCCAGCTTTCGTGCATCCTGCAAACCGATGTGGCGACGCGGCCCAAGGCGCTACAGGCGGGCCGGCAGGTGCAGTGCTATGCCGGGGTGCGGCCGATTTGGGATGGGCAGCTTGACGAACCAACGCCAGGCGGCGACGGGTGGCAGGTGGTGGCCCACGGCACGGGCACGTTCGGCGGCCAGTTCCGGGCGCACTGGACGGCCACGTGGGCCAGCCTTGCCGCGCCTAGCGATGCGGTGGACCAGGCCATCGGCAGGGGCATGCGGTGGATCAACCCCGGGTTCGCCACGCCGCCGGGCGGGGCGTGGCTGGGGCAGGTGCCTGACAACGACAGCCTGGACATTGGCGCGATGCTCGATCTGCTGTGCTCACGCGGCGGCTTGACGTGGCAGGTGGCGTGCCTTGCCCAAGGGAACGTCCTGCGGTTCATCACCGTGCCCACCGCGCCGGTAACACCCACCCGGCTGCTGGTGGCCACCAGCCCGGTGCCGCGCACCATGGCCGGGGTCGTCAACGCGGTGGTGTTGCGCTACCAGGACAACGCCGACCCCAAGGGCGGCTCGACCACCCCGGCGAGCTTCACCACCACCACGGTGACCAACGCGGCAATGATCACCAGGTACGGGCGCAGCGAGCAGTACATAGACCTGTCCAACGCCGGGCACCTGACCGCCGGGCAGGCCCAAGCGGTGGGCCAGTGGGTGCTTAACCGCTACCAGCAGGCCGCCTGGGGTGGCCCGTTCACCGTCACCACGGGCCAGTATTTGACCAACCGGGGCAGCCGCATCAACCTGGCCACCGAGCAGGCCGGGGAGGTGGTGCGGCTGGTAGGCGCTGATTACGGCGGCGCGGTATCAGACGGGCTGCCGCCAACGTTCCTGGTGGGCAGCTACGCCTATGACG